TTTTGCGTATGCTGTTGATGATATTGCTGTATTAGCTGCTGGTGAAGATCCAATGGGTCACATCAGAAACCAAATTGCAGATGCTATCAACAAGCTAAACTCAGCAAGACTATTTAGTCTTTTAAATGGTCTATTTGCTGGTGGTGGTGGTGCTTTAGGTGCTAACCATCTTGACCTTGCTGTAGGTGCATCTTCTGGTCAGGCTGAAGCGAACTACTTAACTGCTTCTGCTGTTGCAAGAGGAAGATCACTTCTTGGAGAAAGAGGCGAAGAGCTAGATACTCTAGTAATTCATCCATCTGTTGCTTACTACCTATATCAGGTTGGTATGCTTACATTCTCAACATCTGCTCTATCCACTGGTGGTGCAGTAACTTGGGGTGGCGGTGGCGTTGGTGTTAGTGAAACATCAATTGGCCAATTTGCTGGAATGAATGTTGTTATTGACTCACAAGTTAATACATCTGCTCCTGGTGCATCTGGACACATTAAAGAGTTCCGCTGCTACTTAATTAAGTCAGGAACAATTCTTGAAGGTGAGCAATCTCCTCTAAGCATTGAATCAGATAGAAACATTTTATCTAAGCAAGATGTTATGTCTGTTGACTACCATAGTGCTTATCACATCATGGGTACTAAGTGGGGTTCTGCATCTGACAACCCAACAAATGCTCAGTTAATGGATTCAAGTAACTGGTCTGCTACATACGATGTAGATTTAATTCCTGTAGTTGAATTAATCGTTAACTCACCACTTGATGTAACTACTATTTCTTAATAGTATTAAATTGTGGTCATTAAGCCTCATCAATTATTGGTGGGGTTTTTTCTTTACGCTACAATAAAACTAAAATTACTTTCTTACCGTGGCAGCCACTATAAATGCAACTATAAAAGGAGAAAATGCTAATAGTTATGTCACGTTGACAGAGGCTAATAGTTATTTTGAAACAGTTCCAGACTCATCAACTTGGACGAATAAAACAGACGATCAAAAAAATAGAGCATTAATAGCAGCTACAAGATGGATTGATACTTTTGTATTTTACGGAGATAGATGTGATTCAGGACAGTCACTTAAATTCCCTAGAAATAACTATCAGGTAGACGGTGTTGAGTTGTCTTGCAGCACAATTCCATTGAATGTAAAGTATGCGCAGTATGAATTAGCTAGAGCTTTAGCAAATGATACAGATGCAATGACAGGTAATTTAGGGACAGATGGTAATTTTGAAGAAGTTAAATTAGGAGATTTACAAGTTAAATATAATACTGCAAGTCAAGGAACAGGTGCAGTAAACAATATTTTAGATGTTTATCCTTGGTTACAAAGTTATCTTGGAGCGTATATGCTAGGTGGAGCAGGTTCTTTTCAATTGAGGGTAGTTAGAGGATAATGGCAGGTCAATTAGATTCATTATTTAAAAAAGTAGCTAAAAGTGTTGTTTCTCAACTTGGTAATTCTTTAGATCACACTATTACTTATACAAAAAAAGGATTATCTAGTTATAACGTAGAGACAAGTGAGCAGGTCACTATAGATACAACTTATTCAGATATTAAAGTTCCAATATCTTTTATTAAATCAGAAGAAGAAGCTGCACAGGAAATGAGAGAAGCTAAATTATATTTGACTCCAGATTTAATAGGAGATAATCAACCAGATTTAGATGATGAAATTACACTTAATTTTGCTGGTTCTAATAGAGTTGTACAAATAGTAGATATAGACACAAAGAAAGGTGGTCAAACTTATCTATTCACTATTCTTGTGAGGTTCTAATGGTTACAAGAACAATAAAAAATTTACCTAAAGATCTTGATAGAGACATATCAAGAGATTTTAATACTCTTATAAGAAAAGTTCATACTCAATTAGCTACAAAAAAACGAAGTCCAGTTTATACAGGTTTCTTTGCGTCTAGTTGGAAAGTTCAAAGTAGTCCAATCAAACCAACTGATAAAATTGAGAATTTTAAACCTTGGTCGGGCATTAAAAAACAAGCGACTGCTGCATTTTTTGCTGGAACAGGTGATACTAAACCTAAAAGTCCTGTTATTCGACCAAGATTTCCAGTAAAAAGAGCATTTAATTATAGAAAACCAGTATTTATTGGTAATAAAGCTGAATATGCTGTATATGCTTTAGAAGGTGGCAAAGTTCAATCTTTTATTCAAGGTTCTTTAGGTAAAATGATTAGAGAAACTATGTCAGACAAAGGAAGATTATTTGTTGGCGGTAGCACCACTGGAGGATTTGGTTCTTCTCAGCCAGGTGCTAAATATACGGAGTTTTCTAGATGACTTTAGTAAATACAAGGGCAGCATTTGAAAAAGCAGTAACAGATGCAGTATCAGATGTAGACCCAACTGTTTTAATGGTTTATGATAATGTGCATTTCACAAGTCCTGGTAAAACTAAAAAATACATTTTAATGAGTTTAGATTTTAATCAGTCAACTTTGCAAAATCAAGGACCAGCTTCAGATTATTATGCTGGTGTTATTCAGTGCAATGTTTACGTTCCAAAATCAAAAGGTACAAGTAAATTAGCTGAAATATCTGAAGCTGTTATTGATGGTCTAACTTCAGTAAATGCTTCTAATTATACAGATACATTTAGTTGTAAACCTAGAGTATTAGATATTAATGGCCCAACTCCATTGGAAATAGAGGATAGAAGTCATTTCATTGGAATAATATCTTGTCAATTTTCAGCAAACGCCTAGTATAATAGAATAGCAATCTAATAAATTTATGGAAGCAATAGAACTTCTCAAAAACAAATTTGGTGTACAACAAAAATACCTTTACGAATTAAAAGACGGAGATGAAACTGTTCTAGAAATTTACTGGCATCCTTTAACTCTTGCTGAAAGAGAATCAATTATTGGATTAGCAAAAGATGGGATAAGTTCTTCTAATGATGAGTTTGCTTTAAATCTTTTAATACAGAAAGCACTTGATAAGAATGGTAAAAGACTATTCCAAAACGGTCATAAAGCTTCATTAAGAAGAGAAGTAAACGCATCTACGTTACAAGATATTCAACTTGCAATGTTAAATTCTGGTAGTGAATATAAATTGGAGGAAGCGAAGGCAGATTTAAAAAGCTAAAAATGATTGGTTTTTTCTTTTCTTTTTAGCTACAGAATTAAAGATGACTCTTAAAGAATTAACAGACAAATTAACACAGGAAGAGTTTGTTAATTGGATCGCTTATTACGAGTTAAAAAGAGATTATGAAGAAAAAGCAATACAAAATGCAAAGGATAAATCACGAGCAAGAAAACTATAAAAGCGGTACACTAAGATAAAGTTTTGTATTTGCTTTGGCTAATTACGGTGTAAATATAAATTTTAAAGTTATTGGTCAATCCAAGTTGGATAGGGCTTTAAAGAAAACAGAGCAGTTAGATAAAAAAGTTGACATTTTAAATAAAAGAGGGATTAAAGGAATTTCTAGTGCTGTAAAAATTCTGAATCAAGAATTAGCAATAAAAAACAAAATCTTAAAAGCAGATCAAGCGATTTTAAGTGTTAGAAATAAACAGATAAAAGCAAATAAAACAAATGCTGCTACACAAGTCGTTCCAAAGACAGGTGGTGGTGGTGGAAGTGGTGGTGGTGGCGGTGCTTTGTCTAGTGCAATTATTTCTGGTGCATTTCCATTGTTATTTGGACAAGGCCCATTAGCTGCTGCTGGAGGTTTTACTGGAGGATTAGTAGGTAGCAAAGTGGGTGGTCAGATGGGAGGTTTTGCAGGAGGTCTTGTAGGAACTGCTGCGGTAACCATGATTCAGAGTGGAGTTACTTCTATCGGTGAATTAGGTCAGGCTATGAATAAGTTAAATCCTGATATAACAAGATTAACTGAAAAGATGGGGATACTAGGAACAATAGAAGAAAAGCGTTTACAGATTATTGAACAAACTCAAGGTAAACAAGCTGCTTTAAATGAAGCTTTAGAAATGATGGGAGATAAAATAGGTGATCAAAATGTAGAAGAACTTAAAAAATTTGGTGAAACTTTTAAATTTTTAACAGATAGCACTGTCTTATTCTTTACAAAAGTTCAAGCGCAAGTTGCTAAGTTAATAAATCTTACGATAGGTGATCCAAAAGAAAGATCTGTTCGGGATAGGACAAATAAATTATTACAACAAAATTCAGGTAATCCTGCTTTTAGAGATATTGATAAACAAATTGCTGATCTTGAAGCTCAAAGAGGTGGTGGAGGTAGACAACGTACTAAAGATATTCAAGATCAAATAAATGCCTTACAAGCACAAAAAAGAGAAATTGCTGAAACTTTAGTTTTAGAAAAAGACAAAGATCAAATACGAATAAATACAAATAAATTAATTACGGCTGGATTAGGCGATTTACAAAAAGAAAATGAATTGAATAAAGCAATTATCGCTGGTAGAGAAGAGGAATTTCTATTAAATCAAGCTGTTGAAGAAAGAGTTACAAATATGGGTTTATCAATGGAAGAGTTAAATACATTACAACTCGAAAGGATTAAAAATGATGTTACTATTAATGAAGGATTAAGAAAACAAGCAGAGGCCGTAGAAAAAGTAAATGAAAAATTTGACAAAATTGGTGAAAGTATAGAAAAAGATATTGTTGGTAATCTTACTAGCGCAGTAATGGGTACTCAAACTTTTGGACAGGCAGCAGCTAATGTTTTAAACAATATAAAAAGTAAACTTATTGAGGTTGCTATTGAAAGTGCTGTTTCTGGTATTGGAGGTCAAATTGGAGGATTCTTTAAAGGTATATTTGGAGGTAGAAAAGAAAAAGGTGGACCAGTAGCTGCTGGAGGTGCATATTTAGTTGGTGAAAAAGGCCCAGAAATTTTGCAAATGGGTTCAAGAAGTGGCAATATTATTCCAAATGATGAAATTCGTGGTGGCAACTCAACAAACATTGTAGTAAATGTGGATGCTTCTGGTTCGTCTGTGCAAAGCGAAGGAGATGGGCAACAATTTGGTCAAGCTCTTGCAAATGCAATACAAGCAGAACTTGTTAAACAAAAACGTAGTGGAGGATTATTAAGGTAATGGCTACATTTGACGATTCAACACTTGGAACTACCGCAGGTGCAACAACACCTACTTATGACTCTACTGAAAATGCTGCGCCAAAAATTATTACGGTACAATTTGGAGATGGCTATAAGTCACGCAACACCTTTGGCCTAAACCAAAACCCTAAATCTTACCGTTTTACTTTTCCTGTTTCTGTTGCTGATGGCGATAAAATTTTAGCTTTTTTTGATGAAAGAGCTAAATTAAGTCAGAGTTTTACATTCACCCCACCAGCTACAAGTACAGCAAGAACATTTATTTGCGATCAATACTCTAGAACAAATACATATTTAAATAGGGTTACTATTTCAGCAACTTTTGAGGAGGTATTTCAGCCATGAGTATTGAAACTACTATTCCCGTTACGGAATTACAAAATTTAGAAAATATATCAATTATTGAATTATTTGAATTAAAACTTGTATCTGGATTGCATTATAGTGAAACCAATGCAAACCCAACTATTAGTTATAAATTTCACAACGGAACAAATGGTATTAGTACTGATATAAGATGGCAAGGAGAAACTTATACTGCTGTTGCTTGCCAAATAGAGGGTTTTGAAACTGGTGATAATACAGTCATGGCAAGACCTACAATTACTTTTGCAAATGCTATAAGTAATTTTTCAACAATTTTAGAATTAGTAAACCAAATAACACCTTTTAATGATTTACAAAAAGCAGAAGTAATAAGAAAAAGAACCATGGCTCGGTTTTTAGATGCTGATAATTTTGCAAATAGTACAAATCCATTTGGCTCACCAGATCCTACTAAAGAATTAGAACCACATCATTATCAAATTAATAAAAAGTTGGTTGAAAATAATGAAATTTGTAGTTTTGAATTAGTAAATACTATTGATTTTGAGGATTTATTCTTACCTAGAAAGCAAATTACTAAAAATAGATTTCCAGCTTGCGGTACTTTTGTTTTTGTATGACCTGGAAAGAAGACGCTAAAAAACATTTTATAGAATGTCAACCAGCAGAAGGCTGTGGCTTTTTAGTTGAAAAAGGTGGTAATGAATTTTTTTATCCTTGTAAAAATCTTGCATCTCATGTAGAAGAAGAAGTTACCTTTGCTATAGATCCTTTAGATTATGCAGCCTGTGAAGATAGTGGTGCGGACATACTTGCTATTATTCATTCTCATGTAGAAGGCAATGCCGATCCATCTGAAGCTGATATAAAAAATTGTAAGCTGTACATGACAGATTGGTATATTTATTCTATACAAGATGATAACTGGTGTTTTTTGGAGGCAGATTAATGATTAGAAAAATCAAACTTTATGGTCCTTTAAGAAAATTATCAGGAGTAAAAGAATTTAATGCAGACGTAGCAAATGTTGATCAAGTTTTAAGTTTTATAAAGGTTAATTATCCTAATTGCAAACAGCATTTATATGAAGCTTGTTATAGCGTTGTTATGGATGATGTTGATATAAGTTGTGCAAATTTAGTAATCAAGGGTGAAGGTGATATAAAAGTAATACCTTTTGTAAGTGGAAATTTCTTTTTACCTTTTTTAGGAACTTTGTTTTCTGGTTTTTTAAGTACAAGTGTTACAGCAGCAGCAGCTTTTAAGTCTGCTCTTATTGTTGGTGGATTAAGTTTTTTATCTGATCTGCTTGCCCCAACTCCACCTTCAAGTAATGAGATAACAAGTGATCCAGAGGTTAATTCATTTATAAGTGGTGCGACTGCAAATACTACAAAATCTGGTGGTGCGGCTCCTTTGGTTTTTGGTGAATATTTAGTTGGCTCAGTGGTTATTAGTGCTGGTGCTGATACAGTAGAAGTATTCAATAATACCGACGCATAAAGATATGGCTAGAGAAATAACCGCTTACAATCGACTAATAGATCAAGACAATCTAAGGGAAGATTTACCTAGTAATTATATAAGGGCAGTACAATATTTTACTTTTCTTGATTTGATTTGTGATGGTGCTGAGATTGAAGGTTTTGCTACGCCTTCAGCAAACGGGGTAGCGATTCCAACTTCACTTTTTTCGCCTCTTCAAGCTGATGTTCAAAATCAAACTCCTGAAGAAATTCAATATTTAGAATTAGCTGAACAAGATGTTTTTTTAAATGGTAGAGCGGTTAGAAATACTTCTAATAAAAAAGTAATCATAAAAACTTCTATGGCAATAAGAACAGGAAAAGAAAATCAAGACAGAATGGGAGGAGTTGTAACCGTAAGAAGGTCTGAAACTTTAACACCAGCCATTGTAAAAAATAATAAAAATATGGAAGCCAATAAAGTAACTGGTACAGTTGCAGCAGGTCTTACCGTTGAAGATACTCCAGAAGTTATACTTGTAACTTTAAGTTGGGCGAGTTTAAGACAACTACACCCATTTGATGGAAGTTCTCAGGGTTTAATAGTAACTGAAGGTCCGTTTGCTCCCGCAGCTAACATTCCTAATCCTGTAGAAAGTTTTGAGGCAGGTGCGGTTCATCCATTGATAAGAGTTTTTCTTAAAGATGGTGTTACTGAAATAGGACGGCATGAAGAGGGTTTAGCTGCAATTTCAGTCGGACCTTATGCTCGTGATTATCAAATTCGAATACCAGAAAGTTATCGAGATACGCCCCAAAAGTTAATTGATAATTTTCCTTTGGAAGTTCAAGTTTTTAGAAAAGATATTGAATTTAGAGCAAATGATTCATTAGGAAGAGATCCTTTTGCAAATGTAATGGCAGGGCGAGAAAGAAAAAGAATGAACGTATATGAAGAAGGCTCTAGAAGATTCACTGAATTTTCTTTTGCAAGACTTCAAAGTTTGGTTTCTACAGGCCACGAATTTGCAAAATTTCCCGGATCTGCCTACATAGGTTTGCGTTATTGTGCAGAACAATTTTCAAGCATCCCACAAAGGATGTATAGAATTAGAGGAATAAAAGTAAAAGTTCCTATTGGTACAAATGACGGTACAGTACCTATAGATAATGCAAATGGAAGAATACTTTATCCAACAGGCTTTTCTTTTGAAGGTTTAAATAATAATACAAAACGCTGGACAAGTGATCCAGCTTGGATTCTATATGCACTGTTAACAGAGGATTATGGTCTTCAAATAGATGAAGATAAGATTGATAAAGCATCTTTTTTTGAAGCAAGTAAACATTGTTCAACACCAATTACAGGTGAAGATACTCCAAGATATTCATTTAATGGCGTAATTAATCGAAGACGCAAAGCATTAGATTTAATAAAACAGATAGCAGGTTTAATGAGGGCTACTGTTTACTATAGAAATGGCAATATAAAAATTGCTTTAGATAAGCTCGAAACAACAACAAATTATTTATTTACTAATGCAAATGTAGTAGATGGCAAATTTAATTACGCGGGAATAGATAAAGATAAAAAATATACCCAAGTAAATGTTTCTTATTTTAATAATAATATTCAAGAACTAGATCAAATTTCTGTTAGCAGTAATGATTTAGACCCTGATTTTGAAACGAAATATGGCTTAAATCAAACAAACATTCAAGCTTTATATACAACTGATAGAAAACAAGCAGTAAGACTTGGAAGGTCAGTTTTATTTACAAATTTACTTGAAGGTGAAATTGTTAGTTTTGATTGTGGTTTGGAAGCTGCGGCCATGTTAGAACCTTTTCATATAATAAAAATTGCTGATAGGTTAAAAGAAAGATTTAGAGCAAGTGGAAGAGTTAAGACAGTTACAAGCGGAACAGTATTAGTACTAGATGACAGCACCAATACAACAGTTGGCGTTGTTGGCGATAATTTTTTAATTGTTGATAAAGATGGAGGGTTACAAGAAAGAACAATACAATCAGTAAGTGGTAGTACGGTGACATTATCGTCAGCATTAGATCCTTTACCTCAAGCTGGTACTATTTGGGCAACAAAAACTGGAAACATACAACATAGAAAATTTAGAGTTTCAAATATAAAACAAAGTTCAAATTTTACTTTTTCCATTACAGCAATTGCTTATGACGATACTAAATATACTTTTATTGACAGACTTGATCTTGGAAATGGTATTGGTAGAGATCCGACAACCTTATTAGATGAATTACAACCACCACCAATAATTGATATTAAAGAAGAATTAATTGTGGTAAATGGTAGGTCAACAAGTCGTATTGTTTTAGATTTTGGATATGTTGACGGAGCAGTAAAATATCAAATTAGTTATAGCCAAAGCGGAAACGGACCTTTTGTAAGTTTTCAATCTAACAACCAATTTATTATTTTAGATAATCCAGCAGGTCTTTATGAATTTACACTTAGATCCGTTGATGCACTTGGAAATTTAAGTCCTAATGCCTCTGAACGTAATTTCACCGCTCTTGGTATTGTAAACCCTGCGGTTGGTGATGTACAAAATCTAAGGGCTGTAGAAAGCGGTAAAAATTTAATTTTAACTTTTGATCCATCTGAAGATTTTGATGTTTTAAATGGTGGCCTAGTAAGAGTTAAATTTATACCAAATACAACTGGTGGTGGTTTATATGAAAATGCAGCCTTTGTTAAAGATGTAGATGGAAGTTCAACTGAAATCCCTATATTTGATTATGAAAATGGTGAATATCTTTTAAAATTTATTGATGTAAATGGAAATGAATCTGTAAATGCAACACAAGTTGTTGTTAATAGAGTTGTATCTTCAGACAGATTATTAGCTCTAGCAATAAGAGAAGACCCAGCTTTTGCTGGTACGTCTGACCCTGGAACCGTGAACATGGTCAAAGATAATTCACTTAATGCTTTAGTTTTAACAACAGGTACTAACTTTGACTCTTTAACAAACTTAGATAATCTAACAACTGCTACAGAAACTTTTGCAACTTTAGATGATGTCTCTGGTGGTATAGCAGATAGTGGTACTTATGTTTTTGACGCAAATGACATAGATTTTGGTGAGGCAATTAGATTTACTGTTGAACCTCATATAGTTAAATCTGGTTTCACCACAGTAAATTTATGGGATGATTATACCGATCTGATGGATACTTGGCCTATAACAAACTTTACTGGTGGTGGTGATCCTACAGATAGTGCAGATGTGATATTTAAAATTGCCAAAAGTCAAACAGCAACAGCAAGCACAAGTTTTGAAACTTTTACAACAACAGATATGACTGCAAGAACGTTATCTTTCAAAATTGATGTTGTTAATGATAGTGGCTATAAAAATGTCAAGATTACAGAACTAGGGGTAAATATATTTGTTGAACCAAGAACAGAGAGAAGTATTGATAATTCAAGTGCGACAAATGGTATTTTGACAAGTTCAAGCAGTGGACCGACTACAGTGACTTTTGCTACGCCATTTTTCGCAGGATCAGCTAATGTTGGTGGCAGCACCACAGCTTTCAAACCAGTTATAGGATTAAATGTAAATAATATGCAAGACAATGATTTCTATACAATTGACAGCGTTACTTCTTCAGGATTTGTAGTAAGTATTAAAAATGATCCTACATTATTTGGTTCAGCAGGTGATTTTGTCGCAAGAGAATTTACATATAGTGCTTTCGGATATGGTTCGGGCTAGTATAATAGGAAAAACATAAAATAAAATGCCAAGTAAACCAAGCGATTTTGAAATTGATAACGATACAGGAGCCGCCGTACGTACTGATTTAAATAATGTTTTTGGTGCATTGAGATCAAATAACGGAGAATATTCTGGCGCACCAACTACGAAGTATCCCTATATGTGGTATGCCGATATCGGCACAGGCAAGATGAGTTTTTATTTGGCAACTCCTGGCAATGGAAAAATAGATTTTATAAGTTTGACTGATGGTAGTTTCTTTGGTCCTAATGGTTCAGCGTCAAATCCATCTTATACTTTTACAAACTCAGCTAGTACTGGTTTTTATAGAAGTGCATCTAACCAAATAGGCGTATCCAATAACTCAGTAAATACAGCATTATTTAAAACAACTGGAACGGAAATAAAAGGCAAACTTGAAGTTATACCTGCTGCTGGTGGTGCAACGCTTGATGTTAAAACTAATAGTTTAAATAATCAAGATGCTTCAATTAATCTTGTCGCTGATACAACCCACACTACTGGCGGTCTAACAATAACTAGAAAACAATCAGCCAGTGGTAATTCAGAAATATTACATAAAGGTGCAGGTGATCTTGTTCTTGATACTGATGACAAAGGTGAAATAAGATTTAAAACAGACAGTACCGAAAGATGGCATATAAGCGGAGATAATAATGATACAACTGGAACAGTCGCCCTTGATACTAGAGGTTCATTAGTTTCCCATGGTAGAACAGCAGGTAGCTATCTTACTACGGCTGGTGCTTCATTTTTCTCTAGAGATACTATATTTGAGGGACTAAGTTTAGTAAAAAGCGGTGACATTTGGGGAACAGTTTTACATATTAATAGACTTGCTTCTGCTACGTTACCTGACCCTGGTGGTGTAGGAAGATTAATTGAATTTCACTATAATAATAATGGTGTAGGTACGATAACTACCGATGGAAGCAACACAGCTTTTAACACTGGTTCTGATTATAGGTTAAAAGAAAATATTGTTGATTTGACTGATGGTATTACTAGGTTAAAAACCTTAAAACCATGTAGATTCAATTTCAAAGTTAATACAACAAAAACAGTTGATGGATTTTTAGCACATGAGGTAACGGCAGTCCCCGAAGCTATAACAGGAGTTAAAGATGACGTTGATAGTGAAGGCAAACCTATTTATCAACAAATAGATCAATCAAAATTAGTTCCATTATTAACTGCTGCACTTCAAGAAGCAATTGTTAAAATAGAAACATTAGAAACTAAAGTTGCTGCATTGGAGGGTGGTTAATGGCTGTTATACCTGGTAAAAAAAATTTTACAGTTCAACGTAGGGCAGATTTTCCTCTACGTTTAGCATTTAAAGACTCAAATGGATCGGCAATAAATCTAACAGGTTTTACAGTTTCAGCACAGGTATATGACACTCCACGTACCACAAAATATGCTGACTTTATAGTTACTTATACAAACAGAGGAGGTGGGATTGTTGATATTTCTTTGACTGATACTGAAACTACAAATTTTACTCCAGATATTTTAAAGTATGATGTATTACTAACAGATTCCTCTGGCAACAAAGAATATTATTTAGAGGGTACACTATTTATAAGTGAAGGTTACACAGCATGAGCAATCCTAATCAAATTGTTGTTAGTCAGGTAGACAGTGTTACAACTGTTGAAATAACAACAGCAGGGCCTCAAGGACCCTCATCTGTTATAGACTCAAGTAGTGCAGTTGATGATTCTATAGTGTATTATCACCAATCTAGTGGTACATTTAAAGCAGATGCAACAACTACTAAACTTACTCTCGTAGATGGAGGAAACTTTTAACAATGGCTAACACAGTACGCATAAAAAGATCTACAGGATCTTCAGCACCAACAAGCCTTGCAAATGCTGAGTTAGCTTTTGCTGAAGGTAGTAAAAAACTCTTTATCGGTATTGGAACGGGAGGAGCCGGAGGATCTGCTACAACTATTGAAGCAATAGCTGGAACTGGTAGCTTTTTTGATAAAGATACAGTAAGAAGTGCTA